CAATCTCCAATCGTTTCGCACGTCAACCCGATGTTGTCCGTTGTCAAGTACCAACCGCGCACCCCTGCTCCATTCGTTCCGTAGTAGTAGTTCGGTGAAGGGTTTGCCTCGTCGTTGACAAGACTAACGTTTCCGTTCTCGTCGCGTGTGATACTATCAATGAAGGTCAAGATTGATCCTGTGCCACCGCTTCCACTTTCGAAAAAGTCGTTCCACTCCGCAGGAATTGAACACGCGTCCCAATAGTAAGGAACAAGAAGGTCAAGACTAATCGTCCAACCAGTTAGCGTGTGCTGAAATTCTTCGAGGAATGGTTCGAGACTTACGTTCTGCACCGTGATTAAGTCACCGAATAAAACGCGGTGGTTCGTTATCTCGGCAACCAAGTCTTCAGCAATTCTTTGAAGGTCGCTTAATACTTCGCGTTGGTATTCACTCTTTTCTTCTTTGTCACGCGGCATATCGGCAAGGACAATCTGAAAACTGAACGTCTTCATACCTTTCGCGTAAGTAACGTTCGAAGGCACGACGTGCATAAATGGGTATTCGCCAAACTTTTCAAGGTCTGACACCTCAATCTGTCCGTGAGAGAATCTCTTTAATATAAAGTGTCCCGACGCAAATGCGTGGAATCTATCTATGAGCGCGTTGTAGCTTTGTACGTTCGACATAATTGTAGTCTATTAGGTAAGTCATATATGTAAATATCTCCCAAGCACTTTTTTCCGTAATTGCGTCAAGTTTTGTTATATCGCGCCCACACGCTTCCATAAACAAGTGGTACCAACCATAGCGACCAAGCACTTGGTTTAGGTTGTCTCTGTCTTCAATTGCTCCGTCAGTTCCTGCGTCAACTTCTTGACTTCCTTCTCCAAATAGTCGAGCGAAGTGTTGTTTAGTTCGTTGAGCAAAGTCGAAAAAAAAAGCATCGCACCATTGAATTGTTCGAGCGTCATCTGCTCAACGTACCCTTCAACGAGTTCTCTATTTTGTTTGCTGTGTGGAACGATTGTGTACTTCGAACCAACGCGTTTGTCGATAGGACGGTAAAGCGTTCCCATTATCTTCACCATATTCGCGCTGACGTCGGAAGCCCACGTTGAGATGTCCGCGTACTCACCCATTGAGATAGAGTAAAGGTCTGGAATGAAACCGAAGTCTTTGTCCTTGATAGTTATCGTTTCAAAGAACTTTGCTGATTCGTTAGCGAGTGTGTCTTCGAATGCTGCGAGTAATGTCGGCAAGTGTTGAAAAGGAATCTGCTCCGCCTGTTCTTTCAGTAGGTTACTTATTGAAACCAACTTGTCGATGTCGCTCTTTGCGTTGTGGTAGTCAACGTATTGCTTGACGCTAACGCTTGAATAGTCAGCTGGTATGCTTACTTTTATGCTCATATATCCGTATTTATTCGTTTAAGATCCGCAATAAAGACACCCTTCGTCATCGTCGTCGATTGTGTTCGCTTCGTTGTATATGCGTATCGCTTCCATTTCAACCTGTTCCTTCGTCCACTCTGGGTGGAACGCTGATATTTGAGATTTAAGAAAGTTCAATTTGTTGTCGCTCATTATAGTTTGTCGTTTATGATTATTTGAATTGGAGCGTCGTTCACACCTGCAATTTCATTTCGCTCAACGTACCCTCGTTTCTTTCCTCGTGTCTTCAAATAGAAAATTGTTGCGCTTGTGTTGGGTGCGTCTTGAATACGAATTACTTCACCATCTGGTGTTGACACCTCGCGGTGCGCTCCCTTAATCAATTCGAACAACTGACTTTCTGCGAAGTCAACAGCAAGGTCGGTCAATGATTCAACCTGCACACGATAGGCTTCGTCTTCTTGCAACCAACGATAGTGTGTGCGTCTATCTATTCCCACAACTTCACACGCTGACGTTACCACTCCCAAAGTACTTTCCAATGCTTTTAGCATAGCGTTCTTTTTTAGTGTAGCGTTTTGCGACTTTCCTTTGCTTTCTTCCTTGCTCATAATTTATAAATATAAGAACTACCCTAATTTTCCTTTGTAGTGGTTAATAAGTTGCTCCATTTTGCTATCGTAGTATTTCGAGAACGTCTTGAACCCGTCGTTGTCTTGTTCGAATAGTCTGAATAGAACACCACGCAAACGTTGTGAAGGCTTCTTTAACGTATCTTCTAACTCACTCTTAAGACTTTCTACTGCATCCAGTTCTTCGCGTTTGAAGTCTTCATCTTTGAAGGCAAGATAACCAAACTGATTAGCTATTGTAAATAGTTCTGACGCTTGTGAAGGACTTAACTCATTTGTTCCAAAGGTTAGTTTGAGTGTCTTGTCTTTCCTTGTTCCTACACTTTCAAGTTGTGCTGCTATAATTATCATTGTTACTTCTTAAATTCTTAAAACACTCACTATACTAATTACTCTAGAGAATAGATCTTGAGCTAAAGTGAGAGATAGAAATATCCAAGCACACTAATTTCTTAATGTGTTGGACGCTCACTTTTGCGATTTAATCACTCTGTCGAATGAGTCTCTCGCTGTCGTGTCCTAACGTGAACAGCAATGTCCGTTAGTCTGGAATCTATCTTTCGAAGAATTGCCTCTCCGTGTGTCGTATGGCTTATTCCTTTGTCATACCATTGGGCTTTAACACAATCCCACAGTTGCCCTTGTTCGTCTTTTATCCTGCCGTTCAATACTCCCGACGATAAAAAATATACCCCCAATTGTTTCTAGCCGCCAAGCAAAAACAAAAGGGGGTAATAAGTTATTACTTGGCTCTACAAATATACGTTTGTATTTCCAAAAGTTGCCTTATAAGTTATTCACCTATTTCAACAACCACGTCCTTCATCGACTCCAAAAACATATTTATGTCTTTCTTAACACAAGGACTGCACGTTGAACGCTCATTGAACGCTCCTGTAGCTTTATCCTTAAACGAATAGAACTTCATCAAGTCTTTATCCTCTAAACGTCCTTGAGCTTTCATATCGAGCAAGAAACGCTTGAACTCTATTTGTTCTTCCATTGAAAGAACACCGTCCCACTTTGACGCTGGGCAAGATGCGAAGGCGAGTTTTGCTTTGATAGGCATAACACACCCACAAAGTTTGATTGACTTCTTTCGGAATAGGACTTCGGTTTCTACTTCGTCGCCCACGATCAATGGACCGCAGCTTTGAGTTGATGCTTCGAAGAATTTACAACTGCGACATATTTCTAACCTGCGCTTGTACTCATTACTTTTTGCGAATAACATTTGCTCTTATTTTTTGTTTGATATTGTCTATTGTTCTGTAAAGGAATGGCATTGGTATTCCCGTTTGTTTGGATAGTTCTCGATAGGTAAAACCTTCGAAGATATATTCTTGAAATATAAGACGTTCAAATTCGCTCAATCGACTAATTAGAATATCCAATTGTTCGTTGGTCATTCGTGCGCCTAACCAAGTTTTGTCAACCTCGTGCGCGTACTCTTTGAAGTCTCTGCGGTTTCTGTTCCAGGCTATCGTTTGTTTGTAAAATGGAGAGGTAGGTGAGTTAACCGCCAGATACATTACACGAATAAGATAGAACTCAAAGTCGCCTGTGTCAATTAAGTTTTCAATGTGCTTTGAACCAAACATAGATAGCAAAGAATCGTGAAGTAAGTCTTCATAGTAGTTTTCACCTCGCGAAATGTTCTTCGCAAGTTCTTTGAACTTTTTGTAATGTCCTTCTATGTATTGGTCAAGTGTCACTCATTAAAGTATTCGTCGATAACTTTGATTGCTTCTTCGCTACCTTTACAAATATAAGAACAATACCCTCTGTTTCGTAATTGTTCCTGCCAACGTTTCTGCTCTGGCGAAGCAACACCCCCCTTTTCTTTCTTCATTTCAATAGCAAGACCATAGAACGCTCCGCGTGGTTCGTAAATAAACAAGTCGGGAAAGCCTTTGACGTAACCCGTGCGCTTCATCTTAACCGCTTGCAAGTAACTTGTTCGCATACCACCCGCAGAAGCGCAATAAAGAGCGTCGGGATATGCTAAACGAAGGTACTTAATTACAATTTCTTGTTGGTTCGATTCAGATTCGGGCGTTGTTTTACGCTTCACACTACTTTTTTTGTAAGTTTTTTTATAAGTTTTTACGTTCATTTACAATAAGTTAAGCATTTTTATGAAAAATAATTCATTTTTTTCTTGCGTATGTCAAAAGTTTAGCATATATTTGTAAAACAATTGAGAACAATAACAAAGATAAACAAAATGAACGCAACGAAAACAAGATTCATCTTTAAGGTTGAAGCAGCTGAGAAGATTCAAGTAGGTTCGCAGATTGAAAGTGGCGACACAATCATCAGTCAGAACTGTAACACTTTAACACAAGCCAAGAAGTTAGGCGAGAAGTTGTTGAAGAATAACAATGTGTACAGCGTATGGATACACCAATTCGAATTAGACGAACAAGGTGATCCAGTATACCAATGGCGCAAATATCAAAACGAAAGTTGGACCGGTACGAGTGGCTGGTAATAAATTGAAACAACTAAACTCAAATAATCAAATGAAAAAAACATTACTCTTTATTGCGATGTTATTCGCAGGAATGTTAATCGCAGGAACGATTGACGAATCAACAAGACAATTAGAACAACAACCAAACACAACAAACAAATGAAAGTAGAACTAATTCAAAAGACGACGTTGACAGATATGTACTACGTCTTAAAGGTTAACGGAGAGTTTCATATGTCGTACAACGTTTACGACGAAGCTGTTGCAGCTTATGACCGAATCAAGTCAGCAACACCACGCGAAGAAATAATACTATCAAAAGAAATCTAAAACCCACAAATCAAATGAACAATGAAAACAATTACTACAAAGCACCTTTCCTTTTTATGGAAGACATCGTTCAACTTAAAGAAGCTATTATCGTCGCCCAAAATCATTATGGTGATCAGAGAAATGGAACACTGGATTGGGATGCCTATTGTCAAAAGAGAATTGACCAACTTGAACGAGTATTGTACAAAATCGATTCAGAGAATTACAAAGAACTACCAGAGCCAAACCAAGAAATCTAACTTTATTTGTGTTTATTCGTCAGCGTCAGCATACAACCTAACGCACAACGAGATAGCAGCGAACATCGAGAAATATCAAAAAATTTCAGAAGCGCGTTGGAACGATCAACTAATTGAATACATTTGCAACAACTAAAATCAAATCACAATGTACAATCCTAAAATCACTTACCACTTTTCAATGGACGACGTTAAGCGTCTGAATGAAGAAATCAAAGTAATCGCACAGAACTTCGAACAAGACAACGGTTGGTTTCAAGAAAACGAAGGTCGCCAGTTCGTTGACGAAAACAACAACACATTTGAAATCGATATTCTTGGACGCTTCTTCCGCGCTGACGAACCGAACTTCGACCTTCATTACATAAGACTAAAGAAGGACGGAATAATCTTCGAGTTCGACTACCGAATCTTTCAAGACCATATATAAATGGGTTATCACAAGCGAATAAGCGAGGAAGAACAAATGTCGCAGAACGAATGGTTCTGGCAGAACGAAGAAGCAAAACTCGCAAACAAATTTGAATCTTATATAAACAACCAAATAAATAACAACACAATGAGCATCATTGCACAACAAACAAACAACGGAAGCGGAGGACAGACAGTCCCTGCAGGTACACACGTAGCACGTTGCTACCAAATCATTCACATCGGCACAATCGTCGACACCTATCAAGGCGAAGAAAAGTTAGTGAACAAGGTTCGTCTGGTATTCGAACTACCTCTCGAAACTGCTGACTTCGGCAAAGGTGAACAACCATTCTCAATCGGTCGTGACTTCACATTGTCTATGCACGAAAAGAGTGGCTTACGCGCCTTCGTTCAATCTTGGTTAGGAAAGGCAATGAGCGATTCTGAAGCATCTAAATTTGACATCGGTACTTTGTTAGGCAAAGAAGCAATGGTGAGCGTAATGCACCGCACAGCGAACACAGGACGTACTTATGCAGACTTGAAGGGAGCATCACCACTTGCAAAAGGAATGACTTGCCCACCACAAGTTAACGCAGCGTTCTTATTGGACTACGACAGCGAAGACTTCGACTTGCGTTTTAAGATGCTACCAGAGTGGCTTCAAAACAAAGTGAGTTCTTCGGCTGAGTTTAGCAAACGCTTAGATCGTGCAGCCGACCAAATGAACAACGCGAAGGCAATGTTGGAACAAAGCGGTTTAGTTAAGCCAACTGAAAACGAAGACGACCTTCCATTCTAAATTAATAAGATGTTATAAAAGGGTGTTATCTCATACATAATGCCCTTTTATGACACTTAAAGAATCAAAATCAATACAATGAAAAAATTAGTATCACTTGAAAACCGCGTTGAGAAACTACTCAAAAAATACAAGACGCTCCGCAACAACAACAAAGCACTTTGTGTGAAAGTTTGGGAACAACAGTTCGAAGAAAGAAAAGACATCACAAGTAATTTCTTTGCGATGTACGAAAGTGGAAAGTATGTTAGCGCTGACAACATCACACGCATTGCGCGATTAGTTAAGGAACACAATCCAGAGTTACGCGGAACGAACCACGTTGTAAATAAGAAGAAAGAGCAGTTGATTAAACCACTATTAAAATCAAAACAATAAAAAAATAAAACAATGTTGCAAGGAGACATTACGGACTGTCAAAAACACATCAATTATTTTATTTACGATAATCCAAATGCTAAATTTGGTAGTGAACCAAATGAAGTTTTAAATTTAAACAATATGGAACACAAACAAACTGCGGTTGACTGGTTGGAACAAGCGTATTGGGATAACAAGGGAACTCTTTCACAAAAACATTTTGAACAAGCCAAGCAAATGGAGAAGGAGCAGATTACGGATTCTTACATTGAAGGTCATAGCATATATGGTGAGTCTACAAATGCAGAACAATACTACAACGAAACTTACGGAGGTCAAGATGAATAAAGCAATCTATAAAACGCCATTCGGACGACTTGTCAAGATGAACTTCAAGACAATGAATAACTTCAAGAACGTTCTTCGAATCAGCGACCCGACAGCACGACTTTACGTCGCACACCCAGAGCGAATGAGAATCAAAGACTTCAACAACATTTGTCTTCATACGGGATTGTCACGGGAAGAAGTATTCAGCACATTTACACCAACCATTTTAATAAACGAAGAAAATGACTAACGAACAAATTAGACAGCAAATAGTAGATATGATTCCATTTGCACACATGGAACGATTCGAAACGCTTTGGTTGATGCTTACCCCGAAATACGAGCGTCTATCTACCGAGCAAATCAAACAACAGCAAGAACTTGAAAACGAGCGTGAGATATTCTGGAGCGCACTCGAAGACGTTGTGTGTAGCGTTGTGGGTATTCAGTCTCAAATGCTTTACACCCCAACAAGAAGACGCGAGATAGTGACAGCACGACAAATCATTTTCTTTTTAATTCGCCCTTGCTACTTTCAAAGTTTCGAATCAATTGGTAAGCACTACGGAAAGGATCACGCAACCGTGATGCACGGAATCAAACAAGCAACGTGGCAGATTGAATGCGACAAAGCCTACGCGGCAACCGTTGAACGCATCTGTGGATTGATGAATGAGATGGGTTATGCTAAACCTATTAAATTTTTCACTAAGTTTGTCGAGCATATCGAGCATCAAAAGGAACTCGAAGCGAAAAGAAAAGCCAAATTAAAATAAACCTTAAAATCAAAAATGTATGAGCGACTATTGCCGTTATTGCGATTCAGAATTAATTGAAGAACGAGTTGCAGACATTAAATCAACCAACAGAAAATATCGTGACTGGGACGACAGCGACGTGCAGGAACTGTTCGAAGACGAAATCGGTCTTTGCTACGAATGTACACGCGAAGAAGACGCGGACGATTACAAAGGCGAAGGGTGGGACTAAATAAATGGAAACAATAGGTTATGCTTTATTATGTATGCTAATGTGCATACCCATACTATTTCTAATCTACATTGGGGTATGGATGCCTAAAGACAAAATGAAAGGTCATGCCGGTAGAGGTAAATGTAAATGTTGTAATAACTAAATCAAATAAATAATTATGTCAAAAATCAAAGCACTTTTATTATCAGTAGCATTCGCAATTGCAATTCTACTCTTCAGTTCACTAATGATAACACATCCTCAAGTAATGACATTGATGTCAATAATTGCTCTTGTTATCGTTACTTATATTTACTTAACTACTATGGAAAAGAAAACAAAAACAGAATCAGAATTAGTGCAACCAGCACTTGAATTTAAGCCATCTTCTAAATGTGTAGGCTCTTATTGCTTAGGCAGTAAGACAGGAATGTGTATTTGGTTTGAAAAAAAGCCTAACTTATTTCATCGTACAATGATGAAGATGTGCTTAGGCTGGGAATGGACTGACATAACTAAAAACTAAATAACTATGAAAAGATTTCTGAAAAGATTACTCTTTGGTAAGCCACTTGAAATGAGTGTATTTCAAGATAAGTATGGCAATAAGTATGGTGGTACTATACATAAGCAAGGTCAAGATGTGGTAGATATTACTGCACACATTAAAGAACCTGTATGGTTGGGTAAAATTGAAATTTATTAAAAACTAAATAACTATGAAAAAGAAAGAAATTAGCATTTATTGGTTACTTGATAAAATAATAAGCAAAAAACACACAGATTCTGAATTGAATTATATTTTCCAACAAGCTGAAGCGATGCACAAGAAGGAGCAAATATCATTTGCAAAAAAATGTTTAGATAAAGCATTAGATTTAGATGTTAGAACTGCTCATTCAAATGTAGAACAATACTACAACGAAACTTACGGAGAAACTAAAAACTAAATAACTATGACACCAAAAGAAAAAGCAGAAGAGTTGGTAGATGCTTATAAAAACTTACACGGACACCCAACGGAGCAATATTTGGATTCAGAAGACGCTATAATGTGTGCTTTGAAAGCAGTAACTCAAATTATAAATGAATACGAGTCCAACATCTGCAATAAAGGCTACGACTACGACTTTGAAATGTGGGATAGCCAAAGAGATTATTGGAAAGAAGTTCAATTTGAAATATCAAAACTAAAAACTAAATAACTATGAAAAGATTTCTTAAGAGATTACTCTTTGGTAAGCCAAAAGTCAATGTTGAACCAATGTACATGAGCGTCTTCAAGGATAAGTACGGAAATTTATACGGTGGTGCTATTAATCCAAGTGATGAGTCTAAGCATTGTGTAGATATTGTTAGTCACATAGACAGCCCTAAATACTTGGGTAAAGTAAAAATTTATATGGATAATATTGAAATTCCTGTATTAGAAAAAGTTTGGTATGAAATGCCTAAATGGAAAGAAACTAAAAACTAAATAACTATGGAAAAGAAAAAAACTGCGGTTGAACAACTAATTAATGAAATGAAATCCTTACTTGACCAACCTTATGTCAACCCTAAAAATGCACTGAACGACTGCATTAATTTAGCGTACAACAAACTGCAAATGGAAAAGGAACAGATGAAAGAAGCTGCTTTAGATAATGTTACTACCAATGAAAAATTAAGAAAAATATTTGAAATTCAATTTGAAGATTTTTACAACGAAACTTACGGAGGAACACAATGCTAATACTACAATTGAAAAAAAGAATCGAAATACTCGAAGCGCAAATAAAGGAACAAGACCAAAAGATAAACGACTTACTTATTCGCTTATCAGTTCCACAAGCAAACCTTCCAGCACCAACAAAAGAAAAGAAGGCTACGTTCGTCAAACCAAATTTCTTTGAAATCTACGACTACGCCTGCGAGAAATTAAGCGACAAAGACGCGCTTGCATTTACCGAGAAATTTCATGCTCACTACGAAGCCAACGGTTGGAAGGTCGGACGCAATCCAATGAAAGACTGGAAGGCTGCGGTTCGTAAATGGGATTTAAGTACATTCGCAACAACAAACCAAAACACTAAAATCAAAAATGGAAAATTCGATTCAGACGCTGCGCAACGCATCTACAACGACGCTCACAATTACACAAAGGGTTGATCGTGCAGAACGTGAAAGCGCGTTCGTAGCCGACTACGATCTTCCTACGTTCGTTAAACTTTGCTCGAAGGTGTGCGCTATGTATGGAATAGCACTTCCAGAGGCGCAACTGTTGCAAATGCTGCACGAGTTTATTGTGAAGCACTTTCGTTGGGTTACGTTTGAACACTTCAACCTTGCCTTTGAACTAAACGCAGCGAATGAACTGTCAAAGAAAACCGAACACTTCGGTGCGTTGAGCGTGTCGTTTATTGGCGACGTGTTGACGCACTACAAACCACACCGCGACAAGGCGAACTTACAAATTCAGCGTGAAATAGCGCAATCAATAGAAGAAAAAGCAGAACTAATAAAAGAAAACGAAATGGCGGTAAACGATGACAGTTGGAGAAGAATGTTGAAGGAAGATATTGAGAGCTTCAAACAAGGCAAATACACGACGTTAGAATTGCGCGGTGTGTCAATGATGCGATGGCTCGAAGAAAGTAAGCGTATAACTGCTGAAACATTCACTGACGAAGAATACGCGTTGTGTAAAGCGAAGGCACGAAAGACTATTTACTTCGAGCAGCAACTAAACAAACCAATGGTTGAACGAATGAGCGACAGAAAGCGTCAGCTACTTAAAGAATCAATTTCTTTTGAAGGCTTCCGTGAACTTTACAAACTTTATTTGTCGAAGCAATGAGAAAGTATAATTGGAACGATGAAGGGCATTGTGAGAATCCAGAGGGAATGTATTACAAAGCGGACGGAATTTACGCTTCTTATGCTGTTGCTAAAAATAAGTTTGGTTGGAAACATTCGTGGACAATACACGGATCAAACGTGACGATTTGTACTCCCATTGGTTGGTACGAAGAAGATGTTTGTTCAACCGCAAAAGAAGCAAGTGAACTGGCAAAGTTTGAATTGACACAAGCACTTCAATTAGGAAACTTCAATGGACGTTTTGACGGAGTGTTAATGGCAATTGGTGAAGTTGTTGAACCGAAGAAAGAAATAGTTAGTGAACCTCAATTAAGTTTATTTTGAATCCATACAAACCCGAATACCTGCCGCGTCAGATTGAAGCATTGAACTATCTTGCAACTGATTCACAGGTTGAGCAGTTGTTATACGGTGGCGCGGCAGGGGGTGGGAAGACGAAGTTCGGTTGTATGTGGCAAATACAGCGTCGTTTGAAGTACGCAGGGACGCGTTCTCTTATTGGACGAAGCAAATTAGACACGTTAAAAAAGACTACGTTAAATACGTTCTTTGAAACGGCTGAAGAATTTGGATTGATAGC